TGCCGTGCGTGAAAACATCAATTTTTCACAGGTATTGCAGGAAGCCCTTATGAAAAAATTAAACGGATTACAGAAGCAGGCATAACAACCTGCTTCTTTCTTTTGCCAGAAGAAAGGAAACAGGATGAACTACAGAGATCAGCGCAATTACGAGAATCTGGCAAAAAGAATATACCCGGGCGTTGGCGCGTATGACATTCCGCAGCTGGAACCTGTGCAGTTCGACAGGGAGGCAGCCCGATGGCAACAAAAAAGGCAGGCGGAAGGCTGCCGAGATATAAAACAAAAAAGCCGGGTAGCTAATCCGGCTTTTTGTTTGCGATGTTTAAGCTAAGTGTGTCAAAACTAAGTAGGTCAGTACAGTACAAATAGCACCGAACACAAAGGCGTTGCACTTAGGAATCATTTTATGTATCCATGTAAAAAAATGGATACCAAACGCTCCCAGCAAAAACATGCAGAAATCCACATTCGCCATCGTCTCAAAGAATGTTGTCATTGTGTCTTTCTCCTTTGCTTTTATTTATGGGCTTACATCGTATTAAACGAACGCCAAGAGAAAGGATACAATTAAACACTTATAGAGTAGGCAATGCGGCGAGAGAAAGAAGACAATTTGAGACGATGGCTTTTACCGTAATTTAATTACAGAAAATAATTTTGCCATAGATGTTATCCTCCTTGTGAATATCCTCTCGGATAGCATTATCAATGCTATCATGCATATTTTATCAATATTTTGCAAAAAAGCAAGGGATTTTAACTGTAATGAGGAAAATTGCAAGTGTAAATATTGTTAATATAGGTAGTTAGATACATCAAAACAAATGAATGAGAGGTGGTGAGGTTGCCGCGGAAAGCAGATGTAAGGGTAGAGCAAGCCCATGAAATGTACCAGCGGGGAGCAAAGCTGGTTGAGATTGCAAATCAGCTCGGGTTGCCTGAGGGGACAATCCGGAGCTGGAAAAATAGACAGAAATGGGATTGCAACGTTGCAAACGGAAAAAAACGCAACGTTGCGAAGCGAAAGCGCGGCGGTCAGCCAGGAAACCACAACGCGGAGGGAGCTGGTGCACCGCTGAAAAATCATAATGCTGAGAAACATGGTCTTTTTCGGAAATATCTTCCGGAGGAGACCTTTTCTATTATCGCAGAAATGCCGGTCAATCCATTGGATGTGTTATGGGATCAGATACAGATTGCGTATGCAGCGATCATCCGGGCACAGCAGATCATGTATGTGCGGGACCAGACGGACAAGACGCGGGAAATGGTAAGTGATTCGGCGGGCGGAGAGTCGTGGAAAACACAACAGGCATGGGACAAGCAGGCAGACTTTTTAAAATCGCAGGCAAGGGCGCAGAGCGAGCTGCGCAGTATGATAAAGCAGTATGATGAAATGCTGCATAAAAACTGGGAACTGGCAACGGACGAACAGAAAGCGAGGATTGAACAGATCCGATCCCAAACAGCTGTGCAGGATGAGAAAAGGAACCGCGGTAGTGATGCGGCAGCTGCCATTGTGGAGAACATGCAGACACTGGCAGAGATTCTGAAAAATCCGCAGCCGAACCGAAACATTGAAGATTACGAGGAGTGATAACATGATTTTGTGTTACGACGAGAAGACGAAAAAAGCGATTGAGAAAACTGGAATGATGGTAATTGAATTTAAGCGGATGGTTTACAGAATGTCGAATATTATGGAGACAATCAAAAAAATGGGTAAAACAGTCGCGAAGGCTCTTAACGATATTTTGAGAAGGCTAAGGGAGTGCTGAATCATTTTTCAGAGGCATTCTGGGAAACTCTTGAGGAATATGCGGGAATCCAGAAAAGAAGATGGAGGCTCGTGCGCGCGTTGGATAAGCTTTGTAATGGTGTGAATACGAAACCAGCAGCTCACATACAGCCTGCATACCATTGCCGTAGCAACTGCTGAGGAGTGATGTGAATGAATAAACCAGCGCCGTTCTCTGCTCGGCAAATGGAATATTTCAGACGATGTTTCGATAACTGGTTTAACGTTGCAGAAGGTGGCAAGCGTGGTGGTAAGAATGTGCTGCAGGTTATGGCGTTTTGTACGCTTTTGGAAAACCACAAAAACAAGATCCATCTGGTTGCGGGCGTTTCAGTGGCAACCGCAAAGCTTAATATTCTGGACTGTGACGGATATGGTCTGCTGAATTATTTCGAGGGGCGCTGCCGTGAGGGAAAATATAAAGACCGTGACTGCGTTTATGTGCAAACGAAAGCCGGAGAGAAGGTTGTGCTGGTGTCGGGCGGCGGGAAAGATGGGGATGAGAAGCTGATCAAAGGCAATACCTACGGGATGGCTTACATCACGGAAGCAAACGAATGCCACCCGAAATTCCTTCGGGAAGCATTTGACAGAACACTTTCCAGTTCCGACAGAAAAGTATTCCACGACCTGAATCCAAAAGAAGAGGGACATTGGTATTATACGGATATCCTGGACTTTCATGAAGAAAAAAAGCTGCAGAATCCGGAATATGGTTATAATTATGGGCATTTTACGATCGCGGATAATTACAGCATATCCGGCAGCAGGCTACGGGATATCCTGGCAACATACCACAAGGGGACAGTCTGGTACGAGAGAGACATATTGGGAAAACGAAAAGTAGCGGAGGGAATCATCTTCCGCTATTTTGCTGATTGTCCGGATCCATATCTCTTTACAGATGCACAGCTACAGGAATGGTTTAAAGTTCGCATCAAGCAAGCGCAGCGAGCAGGAAAAAAGAAATGGTTGGATCGCATTACGATCGGCATTGACTTTGGTGGAAATGGATCGAAAACCACTTTTGTCATGATGGGCTGGCTGAACGGATACCGGAACCTGTTTGTACTGGAAGAAGATTCCCTGCCGGTTACCGAAGAGGTTGACAGTAAGCGGATTTGTGATAAGTTCGTTGAATTTTACCGCATGGTGATCGGGCAATACGGAGATGTTGACTGGATATTCCCCGACAGTGCCAGTACAACGATGATTAACAGCCTGCGAAATGCAGCGAAGTCCGCAGGATTGCCGTGGCGCAGCATCAGCGGATGTCGGAAAAACCCGATCACAGAGCGACCGAAGACTGTTGATATGCTGTTTTCAATGGGACGGCTTATGATCAGTCGGCGATGCACAAGCGTAATCGGAGCGATCAGCCGTCTACGGTGGGATCCGGATCACCCTGACCAGCCAGAAGATAAAAATATTGCCAACTGCAATGACTGGTGGGACGCCTTTTGTTATTGCTGGTTGGATTTTGTAGAGTATGTAGACCTTGGGAGGTGAGGACAGTGGAAAACTGTGTTACAGATTATCTTTTAAAGCGCGGATACCGAGTGAATACGACTGCGCTTGAGCTGATCCATGCGTGCGACGATTGGTATGCGAATCGGAAGATTCCAGAGTTCCACCGCCGGAACACAGTCCAGAATGTACCGTATGACCTGAAACAGTTAAACCTTGCGAAGCGGTGTTGCAGCGATGATGCGAACCTGTGCGAAATCTTGGATGTGAATGCAGGAAGCACGGAACAGCAGAAAGATTTTGTAAATGCAATATTGGCGGACAGCGAGTTCCAGACACAGTACAGGAAACAACTGGAAAAGGTATCCGCGGATGGAACGGCAGCGTGTTATGTACGCCTGGATGATGCAACGATCATGAAAAGTGGCAGGGTGCTGGGTGGGCGCATTCGGCTGAACTATGTGGAAGCAGAAAGCTACATTCCGCTGACCGTCGAAAATGATGTCGTGACAGAAGCGGCTTTTTCCGGGACCGGACTGGAAAAAGGAAAAAAACAGACAACTCTGGTGATCTTCACGAAAGACCGGGCAGAAAACTATACCGCGGAGACAGCTGTGTTTGACGAGTATGGAGCGAAGATAGAAGATAAGTCCATCGTGTTACGTTTGGGGGATATGAAACCGTTCGCGGTATTGCAGAATGCAGAGGTCAACAACCTTGACGATATGGTTGGGTATGGACTGCCGAAGCTTCACAATGCGATTCCAGCGCTGGAAGTTGTGGAACTGGCATTTAATGTACTGTACGGAGATCTGGACAAGGCGGATAAGCTGATACTCATCAACGAGATGCTGTGTCAGTTTGATGGCAGCGGTAAACCGATCACCCCGAACGAGCAGGCAAAGAAGCTGTTTGTGCTGTTGGGCGAAAGGCTTCCCACACAAAAGGAGTTGATTCAGGAATATAATCCGGAAATTCGGACGGAGCAGATCACGAAGGCGCTGGAACTTGCACTTTCGTTGCTGTCGTTGATGTTTGGATACGGTACAAAGAAATACAGTTTCGAAGGTGGACAGATCAAGACCGCAACGGAATATTTTGGAGAACGTCAGGATTCCATGCAGGAGCTGAACCGGCAGCGGCAGGCTGCAAAACGGTACATACGGGACATCGTAAAAGCCGTCCTGTGGTTTGCCAATACATTTCAGGGCGGCAGCTGGGATATTGGAGCAGATGTGAGTGTGGAATTTGATGATTCCTATATCACAGACAAGGACGCTGAGATGGAGCAGATGCGATCCGATGCGGTGAGCTTTTCCGATATCCCAATTTTCAGGATACGGTATGTGATGGCCCGCCTGAACTGCGACGAAGAGCAGGCAAGACAGTACATTGCAGAGGGGCAGCAGGATCCGGATCTGGGTGATGAGACAGATGACTGAAAGGTGGTGCCGCAATGCTGAGTGATGAACAGCTGGATGTCCTATCTGGCGCGTTGGTGCCGCTTTACCAGCATCTGGAAAGCTGGGTAATCGCAGACGTGGCACGGCGCATCCGTGATACGCTGAAATACACCAGAACAGCAGAGCTGGAAGTGAAAGCGCTGCAGGCATTGGGATACAGCCCGGCACAGATTCGGGCGCGTGTTATGAAGCTACTGCGGGCAGATAAAGAATACCAGAAGCAGGTGGAAGAAAACACGCTGCAGTATAAACGGGAAGTGGCGGAGCTGCTGAAACAGATCGATGGGCAAGCGATGACGGCAGAAAAGGATGTCATGGAAACTGCTGCATCTATGGCATGGGAGAATGATCTCAGCCTGTGGGACGCTGCGGGGGCTGACCTGAAAGAAAATAAAGAGCTGTCGCAGATCACGAAGGCGATGCAGCGGCAGACGCAAGGCGAGCTGCAGAATATTACCAAGACAACCGGGTTTCGTACCGGTGCCGGAATCGAACCGGTGCGGGAGGTGTACCGGCGGGAGCTCGACAAAGCGGTGGTAAAGCTTACCAGTGGGGCGGCAACGCAGCGGCAATGCGTACAGGATGCAGTCAGGGAGCTGGCTCAAAGCGGTTTGCGGACGATTGACTATGACAGCGGGCGCAGTTATCAGATAGACACTGCGGTCAGAATGTGCGTCAATACGGCGGCTGGTCAGCTGGCGGCGCAGGTTTCGAATGCAAATATTCTGGAAAATGACGTTACCCTGGTAAGGGTATCGGAGCACTGGGGTGCCCGAGATAAGGGGACCGGAGTTCAGAACCATAAAGAATGGCAGGGGAAGGTCTACAGCATTGATGGAAAGCAGCATCCGGAGGAAGAAAAGCGGATCAGGATGGAAATCATAGATCTGCAGGATGCGACCGGATACAGTGTGCAGGAAAGCAGCGGTGCGGTGGATGGTCTGCATGGTGTGAACTGCCGACACAATCATTACGCGTGGTTTGAGGGGATCAGCGAGCTACCGAAGTCCGATCCAGAGCCGGGACCACGGGAGATTAACGGCAAAACCTACAGTTATTACGATATGACGCAGGGGATGCGCCGGAGGGAGCGTGAGCTTCGGGCACTGAAACGGGAGCGGGAAGCGCTGGATACGCTTGGTGAAAATTCCAAAGACATTCGGGCAAAAATCCGTCAGAAAACAAAGGAGTATAATCAGTTTTGCGATGCCTGCGGTCTGCGACCGAAACTGGAACGGACAAGGGTTGAAGGAAAAAGCACTGATCTGACAAAAACGGAGGCCTGGAAAGAATATAAGAATGCAGGAAAATCGATCGAAAAGCCGATCAGGTTAGGCGATCTTTATAATGTTGAAATAAATCGAAGTGCCCGAAATGCAAATATTTCAGCGAAAGATATTTTGGCAGTGAAGCATACGATAGCTGAATTGAGCAGGGAATATCAGTTCAGACTTGATGAAATAGAGATTGGAAATTATACTGATGAAGAACACTTGAATGTGCCGATGCTTGCTCGTGTCACTGATAATAGTGGAGAATTAAGAAGGATTTTGGTCCTTAATAATGCCAATGCCATGTGGTCGGACAGTGCATACAGGAAAGATATTTTTGACGGTTACTTTTTTGCAGGACGTTCTGTAGAAGAGTTTACGGAACACGAGCTTGCGCATTTTATTACTTATGAGGGATGCGACACGATGGAAGAGTGTGAAGCGTTGGATGAGAAGATTGAACCAATGTATACCAATGGGGTTTCGCGTTATGCCTGGAAGTCCAAAGATGGGGCAGAGACGATTGCGGAAGCATTTGTGAAAAAGCGGCAAGGACGCAAAATCAATGATGAAGCGAATCAGCTTCTTGAATTGTATGTGGAGGTGTGGAGAAAATGATAAAAGTTCCAGTATGCTTTGCGTGCGTACATTACGGACATGACAACCATAGTTGTCCGGCATATCCAGACGGAATTCCGGACGACGTTTTGTTTTTGCGAAAAAGGTCTGATAAAGACTGCGGGAACGAAGTAGGATTTAAAGACAGATTTAAAGACAATAAATAATCAATGATGCGTAGGGAACCGATGCGATAAAGCACCGGTTCTTTTTATTGCATAAATTCCAATCGGGGAAAGCCCGATTCACAAATTATTTTAGGAGGATGGAACAGATGAAGAATGTTTTTGAGCTGATGAAAGAGTGTGGTGTTGAGCTTCCGGAGGACAAGAAAAAGGACTTTGAAAAAGCCCTGCTGGAAAATTATAAGACCGTGAAGGATTATGACGCCCAGAAGGATAAGCTTGCGACAGCGGAGGCGAAAGTGACT